AACCGCCGCTCTCGGTGCTGTCACTATCGGTACTGCGGGTCTGCTTCCTGCGGCGATTGCCGTGGGTACCGCCATTCTGGCGGAAATGGCCCTGGCCTGTATCGACCTGGTGGAAAGCCTGAAAAATGTGGCGAACGAGCTGAACTTCAATTTGGCTCCCGCTCTTCGTGATCTGAACGGCACTCTCCCGCAACTGACCGAGGATATGTCCGATTTCGTGGACTTCATGACCATCTTCGCCGGGGAGATCAGTTCCTATACTGACTCCATGGGCGGCATCACCTGGGACAGCATTGTGAGTGGGTTCCAGAAGCTCTTTGCTGGCAATCCCATTGGTGACTTTGCTGACGATGTGAATGACATTTATACGGACACCAAAAGCCTGAATAACGAGCTTCGGCTTGCTAACCCGGAACTGCAAACCGCTGTAACCCTGCTGACGCAGTATGCCGCTCTTATGGAGCAGCTTGGTATTCTGACGCAGGAAAACGGTACGACAAATCTGGCAACCGGTATTTTTACCAATCTGCAAGTCTGCGGTGAGCAGCTTGTGACTGGCTTCTCTACCGGTATGACGAACAAAATGCCGCTCATTCAGGCCAATGTGGAGCAGATGAAGACCACCCTTGACACCAATTTTAATACGCTGGTGGACGGGGTTGTGCAGAAGTGGCAGACCGGCTTGAACACCATGAATACGGACTTTACCACCTTCCGCACGAATACTCTCCTTGGCTTCACGGACTTCCAGACTCAAATGACAATCGGCATGGACAGCTTCACGACCACCTTCCCGAAGGGATGGAGTTCTATGTGGAGAGGTATGACCAATACCGCTATCACTCAATGGAACGCTACTCTGACTGCAATGGAAAGGGGCATGAACAACGCCATCCGGTCGCTCAACAATGTTATCCGTCAGATCAACAAGGTATCGAAATTCACCGGTATCAGCTTGAGTTATTTCAGTGAAATCAGCGTAGACCGTATTCAGTATATGGCTGAGGGCGGTTTCGTGGATGAAGGGCAGCTCTTCATTGCGAGAGAGGCCGGAGCTGAGATGGTGGGTGCCATGGGACGGCGTACTGCCGTTGCCAACAATGACCAAATTGTTGAGGGCATTTCCGCTGGCGTGTCCGTTGCCAATGACGGCGTGATCGCCGCTATTTATGCACTCATGAATATCATCGAGGACAAGGATTTGTCCGTGTCCATCGGTGACGATGTAATTGGCCGGTCTTATGACCGGTACAACCGGAGCAGAGGTGTCCGAGTGAACAGTGGTGCCTTTGCTAATGCCTACTAAGGGGGTAAGGATATGGCAGCATTTATCAAGATCAATGGTCGTGAATATCCTTGCCCCCGAAGGGGGCTTAACCTCATGACCGCTACCATCGTGGACTCCGCCCGGAACGCAAACGCCGTGGTGGTGGGCCAGGTGGTGGGCCGTGAGCAACAGAAACTTGACAGGTTGGAATGGGCATACCTGACGGCGGAACAGTGGTCGAGCATCTTGAAGGAGTTCAAAAACTTCTATGTGACGGTCACTTACCCGGACATGGTGAACAACACCTGGACTACCCGGAAAATGTACCCGGGTGACCGAACCGCAGAGCCTTTCCACCTTGACCCCGTTACTCAACTCCCAATCGACTACATCAACTGCAAGGTCAATCTGATTGATTGTGGAGAACCGTTCTAAGGAGGTGGCCCATGAAAGCTGTAAGTAATGCTTACAAGTCCAGCATGAAGTCCATCCTCCGCAATCGCTCCTTCGTAGAGGTATCTTTCGGCAATGTGGACGCTGCGGCGGCTACTGACGGTAGCTGGGGAAGCAACGGGGCGCAGAGCTATTCGGAGTTCGACACCGTTGACTATAACTTCGACTACCAGGAGTCCTATGCCGCCCTGGAACTGAACCGGTGGGCCTTAGACGGAAACACGGTCATCGTTCCGGCATCCGGTACCAAGTATGACGGGTTCATTTCGAGCCACATGAGTAATGCGAACGGGGAGTTCACCGTGAGTGCGGTCATGACGAAGACCTTCTCCAACCCCCATGAGTTCCCCGGGCTGACCCTCACCTTTGACACCCGGTATCAGGAATGGCCGGAAACCGTGACTGTGGAATTTTGGCTTGACGGCTCCGTGAAGGAAACCGTCACGCAACCGGTGACCGGAACCAAAGTGGTCATCGGGGCAAAGGCGGAGTCCTCGGATAAAATCACGATCACCTTCGGGAAGTGTTTGCCCTACCGCCGTCCCCGGCTGGAACAGGTTCTTTACGGTGTGGAGATGATCTTCGGGAACAAGGACATTGTTTCCATCAAGCAGAGCCACGATGTAGACCCCCTGAGTCGTAGGCTCCCGAAAGAGGTCATGGAGTTCACCATCATCGACCTTGAACACAATTATGACCCGGATAACCCGGTTGGCATCTACTCCTATGTGGACAAAAACGCCCCTATTTCCCTCCGATATGGCTATGAGCTGCCGGACGGGGAGGTGGAGTGGATTAAGCCGGATAAGTACCTCCTGACCGGCAAGCCCCAGACCAAGAATAACCAGGCCACCTTCTCCTGTACCGGCCTGATCGGCAGTCTGAGCGGTTCCTTCTACAAGAGCAAGCTGGGGAACAAGAACCTTTACGACATGGCCGAAGAGGTTCTGATGGACGCAAACCTGACCCTGACAGAACATGGTACCCACCCCTGGGTCATCGACCCCACTTTGAAGCAGATGTTTACCACGGCGGCTCTGCCCATTGACACCCACATGAATTGTCTGCAACTGATCGCCCATGCTGCCCGGTGCCGCCTCTTCACGGACGATGACAACATCATCCACATCAAGCCCTTCGGAGTGACGGTGACCGGTATTTACAGCGGTGAGTGGTCGGACAACGGCCATCTCTGGTACAGCGAGTGGGACACGGTGGACAGGGGCAATCAGGTCGGCAACACCTATTGCACTTTGGAGCTGAACCGGTGGACGCTGGACGGACAAGCTCAGGTCATAGTACCTGACGAAGACCCTTCCGGCAGAGGGTATATCAGCGAGGCCATGACCGGCGCAGAAGGTAGCTTCACCACCGCCCCGGTCTTCACCAAGGAGTTTGATGTATCTCATGACCTCCCGGTGGTGGCAATCCGTTTTGACACACCTCTGAATGAGTACCCGTCCTCTGTCCAGATCAAGTATTACCGCAATTCCACGCTTCTCGACACCCAGACGGTGAGTGAGATTGACTCCGCTGAGGTCTTTGTCAGCAGCAACCTTGCTTTTGACTGTACGAAGATTGAGGTGACCATGTATGGCAATCTCCCGTACCGCAGAATGAGAGTGAGCAAGGTGTACTACCGGGAAACCGACTTCACCCTGGACTTCTCTTCCATTGCAGAAAAGAGCCAGTCGATCAGCAAAATTGACCAGCTCAAAGCGGTAACTGTGGCCCGGTATGCGTACACCGCAGACAGCGAGGCCCAGAAATTGTATGAGGAAACGACCACCAAAACACAACTCCATGTTGAGTTTTCTGGTCTGGCACAAGATATTCAGATTTCGGTGAGTGGCGGAAGCGTGGTATCTCAGGCGATCTACGCCCGGGCAGCGGATTTGGTGTTATCCTCCGGCACCAAGACCGTGACCATCACCGGAAAAACCCTTTCCGAAAACTCGGTGGTCGTTTCCTACCCCGTAGCTTTGGAAGGGGAAGTGGACAAGGAGGAAAACCCCCTTATCACCAACGATACCATGTGCAATGCCCTGGCCGACCATGTGAAGAGCTATCTGACCATGCGGAACACCTACGATGCTGACTACCGGGGCAACCCGGAAATGGAAGTGGGTGACATTATCGGCTTGCAGACGGCCTACACCCCTGAGATGGACGCACTGATCTTGGTGGATGAAATCACATTCAACGGCTCTCTGAGCGGAAAGATGAAGGTGAAAGGATTGATATGAGCGTCATTGATACTTTGGTCTATGACCGCACACAGGCCGATGTGGAACGGGTTTTCACCTTGAAGAACAAAATTCTCACGGGAGGGCTGACCGCCCTCTCCGTTGGGGAAAAGGCCGAGTACATGGCCGGAATGAAGGGTGCCTACAACTACACCGACATGAACAGAGTGGGTCAGTCGGTAGAGTACATTGCCGACCGAATGACCTCTCTCCCGGAAGAGCTGGCGGCATACCGAGCGGAGAAAGGAGTAGCAGATGACCCGATTTATCTGGTTCCCTACAACCCCTCGTCCGTTGTGGTGTCTGCGAAAACCGATTGGGCCATGGGGGACACACCCACGCAATCGCTTGTGGCAGCGTTCCTCAACAACCTCACGGTTCTTCGGAAACAGCTCACCCTTCCTTCGGATGCTCCAGCTGTTCCGGCCACCTTAGACAACCTGACCTTTCAGGTCGCCAATAACATCGAATATCTGCTATATGTCATCGACACGGCCCTGACCGAAGTGGAAACGGAGCTGTATTCCAAGATCGACCGCACCGTGGCCGCTTTCCAGTACGCCAATCTGTGCAATAGCGGAGATTAAAGGAGGATAACATGAAAGATACTGTCATCAAGGGAACGGGGACTTCCCGGAAGCTAAAGGCTCCGGCCACAATGCCGGAAACCTTTGACGAGTGGCGCAGTCAGCTTTTGGCTGGTACCGCCACCGTGGACATTTCGCTGAACCCCGCTGGGTGTGATGTAGTCGGCACCGCACTGAGCAAGGAAACGCTGCTGAAAGACGCTACGAAGACCGCCCTGGAACTGAGCCAGTCCGACCCCACGGTGGATGACGCTCTGTACGCTCTCAGCCAGAAAGGTTCTCCTGCCGAGGTTCATGTGATTGCCGACAATAGCACCCAGGTCACCATGACCAAGGGCAGTAAGACCCTGACCGCTATGGTGTCTGGGGGCGAAGCGGTTCTCTATCCTGCGGAGCTGGGAGAGTGGACGATCAATTACACCTACAATAGTTCCCCGAAGAGTAAGAAGTGGACACTGGAAGTCATCGGAATTGTCACTGTGTACCCTTTCATGATCAATGGCACCCTGGAACAGACGAGTTGGACGGATATTGCTCTGTGTTCGCAGTTCAAACAGGCGAAAAACTACTTTGCCGTTGGTGACAGGAAGACCGTCAATATCGGTGGCACGAACTATCAGGTTCAGATCATCGCCTTTGACCATGACAACCTTGTTTCTGGCGGAAAGGCCGGTATCACTTTCCAGCTTGTGGACTGCCTGAACCAGACTCAGCAGATGAACACCAGCAATACCAATGCTGGCGGCTGGAACGGATCTGCTATGAGAGGAAGAATGTCCACCTATAAGGGCCAACTCCCCTCCGATCTCCGCTCTGCCATCAAGACGGTACAGAAGAAATCTGGCACTGGTGGCGGCTCTTCCAGTGGCACACAGAACACCAATGATGACCTCTTCCTGCTGTCCGAGATTGAGATTTTCGGCAGCACGACCTATTCAGTTGCCGGTGAGGGTACTCAGTATGAGTATTACGCTGCCGGTAATTCCACCATCAAGAAGGTCAATGGTTCTGCGGACTACTGGTGGGAGCGGTCGCCTTATTCCGGCGGCACCAACGGTTTCTGCAGTGTGTACAGTTCGGGCAGCGCCGACTATCACGGCGCCAGCAACAGTTGTGGCGTGTCCTTCGGCTTCTGCGTTTAATCCAATATCCCGTAAAATCCCGCCCCGGAAGGGGCGGCGTAGGAGGGTAAATCATGTCAGTCATCAAGGCCATGCGTGGCGAGAGTACCATGCAGTTTGTAGATACCGCAAGGAAGTTGGAAGCGCACACCTTCTCGGTGGTCACCAAGGCTCCCAAGCGGTACGGCCCCTATCTCCTTTACAAGCTCATGGCTCTCGCCACCACGGTTCATGACGAGGTTCGGGCAGCGAACAATATCTATCCGAAGAACCAGCATGAGGCTCAGATGCGCCGGGACTGCTTGACGAGAGCCAACATTGCCCTCCAAAATCTCAGTCCGAAGCTGACCTTGCTCTACGATGCTATTCTTCAAAACCCTGAGAAATGCCCCTGGATTGACCATGCCATGCAGGAGTTTGGGGAATACATCGTAGAGGAAGCGAAGCTGATCGCCAAAGTGAAGAAAGCTGACAACGAGAGGTTCAAGAGCCTCCCGGCGTGAGTTTTCAGATATGGGTCAAGTCCTGTAATCCTTGCTTGTTCTGCGAACAACTGGTGGGAGCGGTCGCCTAATTCCGGCAACACCAACAATTTCTGCAATGTGAACAGTTCGGGCAACGCCAACAATAACAACGCCAACAACAGTAATGGCGTGTCCTTCGGACTCTGCAACTTCGTATAGGTCAGTCGTAGTAGCCCCTTTGGGTGAAATCAGAACCTTTTGCAGAGGGAGGACTTGTACCCTGCCGAAAGGCTAAAACATCCGGGCATATCGCCTGAAATATGCCCATTCCGGCAACGGGAGTTTCCGATGTGGTCAGCCGGACGCTGCTTGCATGGTGAGCGATTGTACGGTAGCTCATTTCATGGCTGGTACCACTATGCAGTTATAACCCGTACCCTACAACAAGACTGTACGGAGGGAACCCTTTTTATGACAAGCGAGGAACGGAGAGAAATCCGTTATCAACGCAGGAAAGCGAAAAGGGACGAGGCCCGACTTAAACGAAGCATGGCCTGTGGTGATTTCGATGAAGTCTTTTCGTTCCGGCATCTATATCTCTCAGCGAAAAAGTGTTGTAAAGGAGTGTATTGGAAAAGTTCGACTCAGCGGTATATCGGTGATCTGATACCGAATGTGGCCCTCACCCTATTGTCCCTGAAAAACGGCACTTTCATTCACCGAGGGTTCCATGAGTTTTACATCATGGAGCGAGGGAAGAAACGGCACATCCGGTCTGTCCACATCTCGGAGCGGACGGTTCAGAAGTGCCTATGTGACTACTGCATTGTTCCGATCTACTCCGCCTCTTTCATCTACGACAATTCCGCCAGCCTGAAACACCGGGGAATGGACTTCGCTCTGCGGCGCATGGTCTATCACCTGGAACGACACTTCCGCAAACACGGCCTGAGCGGCGGCATCCTGATATACGACTTCAAGAGCTTCTTCGATGACGCTCCCCATGCCCCGCTGCTGCGGGAAGCGGAACGGCGGCTCCACGATGACCGTGTTCGGGAATTGCACAACAGCTTTATCGCAGACTTCGGCCCCGTGGGCCTCGGCCTGGGCAGTCAGATCAGCCAGACAAACGCTCTGTTGTTGCCGAGTCCGGTTGACCACTATTTCAAAGAAGTCCTGAGGATTGAAGGGTATGCCCGGTACATGGATGACGGCTATGCCATTCACGAAGACCTGGACTACCTGAAAGGTGAATGTATGCTCGGGCTGGAAGAGGTCACACGGCATCTGGGACTGCGGCTCAACTGGAAGAAGACTCGGGTAATTCCTCTGGCCGATTTCTACCGGTGGTTGAAGACCAAGTTCATCATCACCCCGCAAGGTAAGGTGATTTTGAAGATGAACCCTCATTCCACTAAGCTCATTCGGCGCAAGCTCCGCTCCTTCCACGGGAAGGTCGAACGAGGTGAAATGGCTCTGTCGGACATCCGCAATTCCATTGACAGCTACCACGGACACATGAAACGAGGCAACAGCTTTAAGGTGAGAGAGCGCACCAATCAGTATTTCAAATCCATGTTTGGCTTCTATCCGAATAAGAAAGGTTGGGAAAGCAATGTATCGAATGTTAAAAGGCGAAACTGTTCTGGCAACAGTTACGAACCCTGTTTGGGTCAGAAAGCAGGATAACGGCAGCTATGGCCTTTGTGAAGCCCATAACGCTCAGGGTGTCGTACTGGAAGGTACGGTCTACCATTTGGACGGCAAGGACGAGCTGGAAGGAACTGAGACGGTTGTCCTGGGTGAGATCAGCGAAGCTGCCTACCAGAAAGAACAGGCAGCGGCTCAGGAAGCTAAGCAAATTCAGATTGATACCGCTCTTGCGGAGTTATCTATTCTGATTGCCAGCGCACTTCCCTATTCAGAATAACAGGAGGTAACGGAGATGTTCAACAAAGATAGCGGTTTGGTTAAAACCTGGGTAAACCTTATCAAACAGGGTTCCTATACCATCGAGCAAGTCCCCCACCTGAGCAATCTGCGTGAGGTAGTCATTTCTGTAATGGAAGGAGGTGAGTGATAATGAAGTTTACGAAGGACAGCGGCCTGGTCAAAACTTGGATTAGCCTGGTTCTGTGTGGTGTATTCACTCTGGAACAGGTTCCTAACCTGTTTAACCTGAAATCCGTTGTGAGTGAAGTCATTAACTCCGTGGTGTAAGCAGGAGGTCTGGAATGATCGAGTCAATTATTACGGCTATCATCACGGGGGGACTTGCTCTGATTGGTGTTGTTTATTCCAGCAACAAGAGTTCTCATACAATGGACTTGAAGCTGGATAAGCAACAGGCAATCACAGAAACAAAGTTGGACGAGCTTACCCGTGAAGTTAGGGAACACAACAACTTCGCAAAGCGTATGCCCGTAGTGGAAGAGCAAATTAAGGTCATCAACCATCGTATTTCCGACCTTGAAGAGTTCCACAAAGGAGCATGACCAAATATTTTCAGTGACTTGTAGTGGATTTAGTGAATCATTTTCGCAATTTGCTATAAATCCCTCTTAGAGAGCGTTCCTATAAGAGAGTTTATATGAAAAACCGAAAATGATTCACTAACCACACTAAACAGAAGGGAGATTCATTATGGATTTGTCTGTTATTATCCCCATCATCGGTGTTCTGGTAGCTCTCACTAATGTGATTGTCGAGGTTGCAAAGAAGGTAACCTGGGACAAGTTGCCTACAAATATTTTGGCCCTGATTGTGGCTATTGCCCTCACTATGGCTTCCGGTTTTGCCTATTATCAGATTAAGGCTTTGCCTATCACTTGGTACATCGTTGTATCTTTCGTGGTGATCGGTTTCATGGTAGCGTATGCCGCAATGTTTGGATTTGATAAGCTGCGTGAGATTATGGGGTGGGGTGAGAAGAATGAGTAACAGCACTTTAGCAACCTACACCCTGATTTCTCCAAATAAAAACAGCCCCCGTAACCATTCCATTGACCGCATTACCATTCATTGTTTTGTCGGTCAGGTTACGGCAAAAAGGGGCTGTGAGGTTTTTCAGCCCACCAGCAAGCAAGCGTCCTGTAATTATGTCGTTGGTTATGATGGGAGTATCGGTCTGTGTGTCAGCGAGAGTGACCGTTCCTGGTGCAGCTCTTCTTCTGCCAATGACCATCGTGCAATCACCTTGGAAGTAGCGAGTGAAAGTAATGAGCCGTATACCGTTACAGAAAAAGCGTTTGCCGCCATGCTTGACCTTGTTACTGATATTTGCCGAAGAAACGGCAAGACCAAGCTCTTATGGTTTGGGGACAAGGACAAGACGCTGGCGTACACGCCAAAGGCGAATGAAATGGTCATGACCGTACACAGATGGTTCGCCAACAAAAGCTGTCCGGGAGAATACCTCTACTCTCGGCATGGTCAAATCGCAGAAGAGGTTAATAAACGCCTGAGCGGAAAGGAAGAGGAAGAGATGACTCAGACCGAGTTCAATGAGAAGTTCAAAATCGCCATGAATGAGTATCGTAAGAGTCTCCAAGACAACGATTGCGGCGAGTGGAGTGCCGAAGCTCGTGAATGGGCAATCCGAGTTGGTCTGTTTGCCGGTAACGGTACTACCGTAGATGGTCAGCCTAATATGATGTGGGCCGACCCTCTGACTCGTGAACAGGCGGCTGTGCTGTTTTATCGCTTCGCAAAAGAACACGGTCTGGCCTGATGGGAACCGGCAAGAGGGTGGCTCCTACCAAAAGCCGCTTTCTTGTCTTGCTGGAACGGCTCGGCTTTACTAACTGTCTGGCTGTTTTACTGGTATTCCTGTTACTCATAGGACTCGTAGGAGGATTTATTCTTGCAGTCTTGAGTATCAAATATCAGTACACCGGTGCCTTAGCTTGCTGGACGGTAGTGTTTACCCCTATCGGAACTGCAATATCTATTGTGCTTGTCCGTATCGTGGATAAGAGCCGAGCTGAGAATACCAGTGCAGACGGGGAAGGTATAAAGTATGCAGCCGCAAAAGCTGTCCAATTTACACCCAAACAGGAAACGGAAGGTTCTTTGGAAAGTCCTGCGATATGATGAACATTGACGATGTAATCTCTTACTATGAGGGGAAGGTAGTCAGAGATCGAAAGAGAGTTTTAACCGCTTCCCCGATTTCCGAAGGTGTTCCGAGAGCCGTTTACGAAAAGGAACTGAAACGGCACAAGTTGGTTCTCGGTGCTTTGAAATGTGCCAAGGCCAACGGGTTCACCGGCGAAGAATAAAAAGAGACACACCCTACCGATTATGGTAAGGTGTGTCTTTTCGTTTGCACAAATACCGTACCCCAAACAATGTAGGGTTCGGATTTGCGCTCAATGGTGCGGGCGGCGGGAGTCGAACCCGCACACCATGAAGGTAACGGAACCTAAATCCGTCGAGTCTGCCAGTTCCACCACGCCCGCATGATAACTCAGTATACTATTCCCGTGCAAAATTGTCAATTGCACTCTGCGGAGCGGGCAGTTATAATAGAGAAGAACGTAAACCGCAAGGGGGAAACCGACCATGAAACGTGCTCCGCGGATTGCCGCGATTCAGGATATCTCCGGCTTCGGCCGCTGCTCCACCACGGTGGTGCTGCCGGTATTGGCCG